AAAATCTTCTTCAAACTCTTGTCTTCGTTGACGATAACCTTTTTCTTTATAATATTGATCGTAATATTCTCTATCTTTATCTTGTTGAGATTTATAGTAATTCGGCATCGGTTCTTTCTTAGGTCTATCTCGTGTAACTGGTTCATCACTTGAAGCCCACCATCCGGGATATGCATTGGCTCCACCCTTTCCCATGAATATATTATTCTATATTTTAATTCAGATTAAATAATAAAAAATCAAACTAATCTTAAATTATACCATTTAATTGACCTAAAATGGGTCAATAATCCATTATTATACCTCTTTAAGTGCTAAATATCACTTAAAAGAGAATATATTTTAAAACATATTCTTTAAATAGGGTAAAAGGGGTATAACAAGTGATTAATGGGTCATTTTTATACCTATTATAGGTAAAATGATAGATTATATACCGATATTAGCCTTAAATTTCAATATTCTAATGTATTTATAGCATAATGCGTCTGTTAATGTCCTAAAAGTTTTTGTCTTATAATTTTTTTGATGTAAGAAGACTGAATAAATAGTTTTCTTTCTATATACATGACCGATTCCCCTATGACCCGACTTAGGTATTGGATATAGTGAGTAAGTGGGTTTAATATTAAGTCTTAATAATTGTTTTGTCATTAAGAGTTGTAATAAAATTATCTATAAATAATTAATGAGAATAAAACGAAATTTATCTTATGTATCCTTTTATTTTTAATTTTCTTAACTTTTTCGCAATATCAGCATCAGCGGTTTTCCATGTTGTACCTTTCATAACAAAAGCGTAAATTCTACTCATTCCCCATTGTTGAGCTGACATTTTTCCTTTTAAAGATTTTCCACCAATCTTTTTACCACTTAAACTTCTTACACTTTGAGGATTATTTTTATGTGCAGCCAAGCCACGATCAAAGACTTCATCTAATATTTTCATAGGTATTTTAGTTAACCTAGATATATCATCTTTACCATTTGCTTGATTCTTAGGTTGTTTATATTTCATGTTAAATTTTTGTTTATTTGTTACCACCATTATATTAATCCAATAGATTATTTACTTCGTCATAATATTCTTTATTTTTCTCAATACCAATAAATATTCTATTTAGTTTTCTACAAGCAATTGCACAAGAGCCACAACCCATAAACATATCTAATATTGTATCCTCTTCATTAGAAGCAGTTTGGATTAAGTTCTCTAAAAGTTCTTGGGGTTTTTCACAAGGGTGAGATGTTAGTTTATTCTTTTTGAAATTAGCATACATATAATTGGGTTGTGATTTCCCATTATAGGTATATAATATTGGTTCTCTTAATGTTCTTAATTCTTCTAATGTTTTACAATCTTTTAAATTATATAATTCTATCATTCTATCATAAGTTTCTTGAGTTGGTAATGCGAAATTATTTATAGAAACTCTAAAGGCGTGGTCTGCTAATGGTATATCTTTTATTATCTGTGATTTTGTTTTTCCTATTTTTTTATGTAACTCTTTAAAATATTCAATTTGTTTTACTTCTCTATTTTCGTGTTTAGTATATATTAATAAGTATTCACAGCAATCAATCCATGATTTACTATTTGGATATAATTTCGTTATATAACTATCTTTTGTTATTGTAATAAACCTTTGATTTCTAAATCTTGTTTCTTTTTCAATTGCTACTTGTAATTGTGCAATTTGTTTAAAATCATTATGAAAAAAATATAATGATCCATTCTTTTTTAAAACTCTATATCCTTCCTTAAAAACAGAAATCATAAAATCTATATAATTATCAACTTTATCCCATTCTAAATTATTATGATTTATATTGTATGGTGGGTCAGTTAGTATTAAATTGACTGAATCATTTTCTAGTTTTTTCATTTCTTCTAAACAATCACCATGAATTAAATCCATTTATATTAATCCAATAGATTATTTAATGGCTTAATAAACTCTTGTTTTATATCAATACAATCATCTATCTCTTGCTTACCTCTATCCCATCTCCCTCTCTTGCAGACACAGAATTCACTACTATCCATTTCCCAACCAAAAATACCATCATAACACTTCCATAAAAAAAATATTCTTAAATTAGGATTTTCTTTTAATAATCTCTTACCTTCAATATATTTATTTTCACCAAAGAATAAACTACAATATTTATTATGATTTATCTTTCTTGTTTTCATCTCAATAAAGTAATTATCATTATATTTATCAAACTCATAAAAATTACCCATCTGAGGATTATCCTTTGATTTATTTAATTTACCAAATACACCTTCTAAGGTTTCATGTGCTGCTTCTTCACTTAACAATCCAAATTTTAAATCTTGATTCAATTTCTTGTAATCCATTATTATACCTTAATTTAGAAAATAATTTTATGGATAAAAACGCATAGGTAAAAAACTTACCTATGACCTAAAATATACCCTTATGGATTGATTCTATATAACCCTTATAATTGATGATAGGTATAAAATTTACCTTAGGTATAAAATTTACCTTAGGTATAAAATTTACCCATCTAATCAAAATCTAATATTACTGGATTATCTTTACTGAATCTTTTAATTGTTAATTTATACATTACTTGCTGTTTAATAAATTTATTGTTTTGTAATTCTTCTTCTACTTCAGATGATATAATCGGATTAACATGATTCTTTGAATGTTGTGAATTATTATACAATCTACAAGCACGCCTTACACTAGGTAAATCACCCCACAAATAAATACTCATAATATCATTATAAGGATCTTCATTATTCATATATGTTGCACCATCAAAAATATAATCATTATTAGCCCATTTAATTATCTTCTTTGCCTTAAACATGATATCGCTTTTTTGTGATGTGGTTGGTCTTTGTTTCGGTGATTTATTTTTCAAATAATCCTTTAATGCAGTTTCATTTTGTATCTTATCATCATATTTAAAATCTTTGATATATAATTCAATATTTTTGATAATATTACCTTTACTTAATTTATCATCAATAATTACACCATGTTTTTTAAACAATGAAACTATATCCTTTTTTGAATGAGATTTATCAACTAACATTTTATAATTTAATTAAGATAATTATTTTATGTTATATACTTATAAATATGGCGAAAACTCCTAAAGGTGAATTGACTAGTGCTGAAATAAGAATTCTTATTAGAGGACATAATAAGATGACAAATATTAAAGTACCAAAAGGACTTGATAGAGATGGATTAATTAAATTCTTGAAAAGTAAGAATTTTGAAGTAGACCACAAGAAAAAGAGACTTGTTGATAAAGCACCCGCAAGAGGTAAAATTACAACTCTTGATACTGCTAAAGCAATTACAAAACCTAAACCTAAAACTCAACCAAAGAAAACTAAAGACCAAAAAGATAAAGAAATGAGAGAAAAAGTCATAAAATTTATTATGGATAATAAAGATATTTTAGATGATGAAAGATTGAAATAAATATGGGTCAATATTAGACCCTTGACCTAAATTAGACCCATAGAGAATTATTATATATACACCTTATATTTGTATTAAGGTCTAAAATTGACCTATTCTTTATTTAAAAAGATAATGATATAAAAGAGTAAATAAGAGTATGGTTAATTATCAAAATGGTAAAATCTATAAAATTATTGATTATACAAATGATAATATTTATATAGGATCTACTTGTGAAAAACTATGTAGGAGAATACAAAAACATAAAGCTTCTTATAAATGCTACTTAAATCCAAATGTTAAACAAGGATATATGAGGTCTTTTGATATTTTAAAAAATAATGATTTTAAAATTATATTAATTGAAGATTACCCTTGTAAAAATAAAGAACAATTATTATCAAGAGAGCAGTATTGGATTGATAAGCTTAATTGTATTAATCATAATAATCCTATCCATGATAATAAAAAATATAACCAAAATTGGCGTGATAATAATAGAGAACATTATAATCAAAAAAGTCGTGAATGGACTAAAAAAAATAGAGATAAAAAAAATGAAACAAATAGATTATATAGATATAGTGTATCAATAAATAATATTAATAAAATAGATATTAATTTATTCACTTGATTTCTCTTGTGGTTTTTTAACATAACTTTCTAGTGCTACATTCATAGAGTGAGCCATTACCTTATTATCTTTCTCTAACTCCTTTTTCATGTCTCCATATTTACTTGACAAATAAATTTTCCTTAAAAGCGTTGTGCTTATTGACTTATCCATATACTTTTTTGAATACTTAAGTAATACCTTACTTAATTCAGTGCGGGTAAGAGGTTTACCAGTTGAAGTTTTGAATAAAACTCCCCCCTTTTCGGTGCCGTTCATCTTAAGATAATACCTTAAAATTTTTCTTAAATTTGCGTCTTCAATAGGTAAATCTAATTCTTTGTATTTCTTCGCCGTTTTGTATTGATTTAATACAAAATATAAATTACCCTTTGATGGTACAACTAAATAGTTATTTTCTTTCTTGTCTTTTTCACTTAACTTTTTATATTGTGCTTGATTGATAGCTGTCATACCCGCAACATCATTACGCATCGGCATACGAGAATATATATTAAATAAAGTATATGCTTGTAGCAACTGCATCTCCTTCTTTGTAATTTCATCTTTACTTTTCTTTTTGATAGGTTTTAAATCTTCAGCCATATCATTTATCATCTTAAATATCTCTTTAGTTGTTGTAAAA